AACACATATTATGTTACCAGGTTATTTGAACGGCTGGCTATTGTAACTCGTAAAACTGGTAGCTCGCATCAATTTGCCACCGGTTCAAGAGTCAAGTGGAATGAAAGTGGCGCGGTACTAAATGTATCAGTGAAAGTATAATCTTAATAAGGAGAAAGAAAATGGGACGTCCTATTAAAAGTAAGTTTTTTGGAAACACAAACTCAGGAACAACAAGTTCTGTAGATAATAAAATTGGTGGCGAAGGCGTTGCCAGCGTCGCCATTGGTTCAGCTGGTACATACACATCAGGTTTGCCAACAGTGACATTTGCCGCGCCAGAGATTCCAACTGGTGTTCGTGCTACTGGTACAGTTCATGCTCATGCTATATCAGCAGTTGCTACAGCCGCAGGTACTGGTTATAATTTAAATGATACACTAGCAGTAAACATTGTGGCAGGCGACGAAGGTCGTTATGCTACATGGACAGTAACAGGTCTAACAGCGGTAGGTATCACATTGAAAAACGGTGGTTCAGCCAACGACGTAGGTGACATATTTGCATTCAATAACCCAAACTGGCCAACTGCAATGCGTGTTAGAGTCACAGCTTCTAGCTCCGGTGTTGCCACAGCAGTTGAACTTGTTGATGGTGGTGTATTGACAACCGGTGCATTACCAGCTGCCACAGATGCAGGCGGTTTTACTCGTGTACAGACATTTGGTTCACAAGACATGAACGGTCAAAACTTACAAGTCAACATCACAGCATGGGGTGTTGCTACAGTTGCCGTTGCTGATCAAGGCAATTACACAGCCATTACTGGTGGTGCTAAAGATACTACTGCTACACCAGCCGGCGGTACAGGTGCTACATTAACTATCACTTATGAATTAAGCGGTGTTGAAATGACAAACCCTGGTTCTGGCTATCGTAGTGCTCCAGCAGTCACAGTATCAACTGGCACTGGCGCAGTTACAGCAACAGTAACCAGTTCACAACAAAATGCTTTAGACTTCTTGGCATATATTCCAAGTGGTTCTAGTGCCAAAATTGGTGACATTATTGGACAATGGAATGATCGCAGTTATAAAGTTCGTACTGCTGATGGCGTTGGCATTTGTAAACTAGTTGCGGCAACTCCTGCCGCTGGTCAAATGACTTTGGTTGCAACAGACAGTGGTGGCGCAACTTATTATGTTACTCGCTTAAACGAAAATACAGCACGTTTGGCAACAAAAACTGGCGGTAGTCCAGAATTTGGAAATGGAACTTATGTTCCTTGGACGTTTGGTTCAGCAGTAGAAGGTTACAGCGTTTCAGTAGCAAATAAATAAACCTAACACGGCCCAAGCCTCTGCGGAGTCGCACTCCTGGCACGCTTGGGTTTTTCTACGGCCATAAGTACCAACATGATAACGTTTTATGGCGACTGGGTCGCAGACAATCTTTCTGCTGACAACATTTGGAATCATTACCTGTTCCAAAACATCAACTCATCCGACGCAGAGAATCAACAGTTTACAGGTCATCCTCAACTGGATTCGGCAATATTCAAATATTTTAAATCTCCCATTGAGCTTGAAACATTTGATAATTATCGTGCTGGCGAGAAAAATGTTGTAGCAGTTGGGCTACATGGCGGCTGGCACAAAAACAAACTAAAATTTATCAAGGAATGGTTTTATGCACATCCTGGGCGCCTGAAAGCATGGAAGGATCCTAATTGTCAAATCATACTAGACTACTGCGAAGAAGGATTTACCACTGAAGTCTTTCCTGACCTGTGGGCCTGGATTGAAGATAACAACTTGGTGGACCGTATCTTATATGTAAGCAGTAGTCATAATGTTAAAGAACTTTATAACGAATGGTGCATGTTGCATTCAATTGGGATTAACATGCAAGCAACATGGTATGGATTTTTTACCAATTGGGTAACCAGAGATAGAAAAATTAATCAAAGTTCAGACCTGCCAATGGCAACATGGGAACCAGGCACCAAACGATACATGAGTTTAAATCGACGTCCTTGGCCGCATAGAATATTGTTAACAACCTTATTAGAACGAAGTAAAATTATTGATGCTGGTGCTGTGAGTATGCCCAAAAATTTTTCAGAACCAGAAGTACATTGGAATCCAGAAGATTTTGATATACAGCATCAATGGATGCTACTAAAGAACAGGTTTAATGGATTGATAGATGGACTAGATCCTAGTTTTAATCGGCTTTATCAGCGTTTGCCATTGATAGCAGACACTGATAACTTTGGTATAAATTATGCATTAAACCTAAATGAGGAATTTTACACAAAGTTTCCAATTAACATTGTCAGTGAAACACTGTTCTTTTCTGCCGCAACATTCTTCAGCGAAAAAATATGGAAACCAATGTTGCTTGGACAACTATTTCTAGTAATGGCAAGTCCGTTTTACTTGCAAGGCCTACGGGAATTGGGCTTTCGAACATTTAGTCCTTGGATCAATGAAGAATACGACCTGATACTTGATCCAATTGAACGCTCGCTAGAATTGGTCAAGACACTAAAGGGATTGATACAACTTTCTGATTTGGAATTTCAACAATTGCTTGAAAATTGTAAACCAATACTAGAGCATAACAAACGTATTCTTACAGATCCAGACAAAATTAATAGATTAATAAGTTCCAGAGTATCTAACGCAATTGAGCAATATTGGTCAGAATAACCAATATAAATATAGCTTTAATAGAGGAATCACATGAAGGTAGCAATGATTGGATTAGGTAAGCTGGGCTTACCCTGTGCTGAAGTAATGGCAGACCATTATGATGTTTGTGGGTATGATGTAAACACTGTAGATCCAACGCAAACTGTAACTATTAAGCGTTCTATTGCAGAAGCTGTAGTTAACCAAGATTTAATCTTTGTAGCAGTGCCAACTCCGCATGATCCTGCGTATGGTGGTGGCTCACCAATTGCCAACTTGCCACCAAAAGACTTTGATTACAGTATTGTACAAAAAGTACTGACCGAAATCAATCCGCATGTTAATAAAAATCAACTTGTAGTTTTAATAAGCACAGTCTTGCCTGGAACTGTACGTTCTAAACTGCAACCTCTAATTACAAATGCAAGATTTATTTATAATCCTTATCTTATTGCCATGGGCAGTGTTAAATGGGACATGGTCAATCCCGAATGTTTGATCATTGGCACCGAGGACGGAACTGAAACAGGTGATGCCAAGTTACTGACAAACTTCTACAAGCCAATCATGGAAAACAGTCCAGTGATCAATATTGGTACTTGGGATGAAGCAGAAGCGATTAAGATTTTCTACAACACATTTATCAGTGCCAAGATTGGTCTGGTCAACATGATCCAAGACGTGGCTGAAGCCAATGGTAATATCAACGTTGATGTTGTCACAGATGCACTGAAACGAGCAACACAGCGTATCACTGGCCCACGATATCTAACAGCAGGTATGGGTGATGCAGGTGCTTGCCATCCAAGAGATAATATTGCCCTGCGTTGGTTAGCCAACGAGTATGATTTAGGTTACGATCTGTTTCATGCATTCATGGACAGTAGAGACAAGCAGGCCAAGAAACTGGCCGATAGGCTAGTACAACTTGCCGAAGAAAATAATTTACCAGTTATCATCCACGGTCGTGCATATAAACCTTATGTTGAATATACCATTGGCAGTTATAGCGAATTAATTGGCTACTTTGTTGAAAAACAAAACGTTCAGTTGTACTACGCCGATCCATTGACAGGTGATAATATTTTAGGAAGCCCCCGAGCAGTAGTGCTAATGGCACATAACGCTGGCATTACCTATGCTGGTACGGGTGTTGAAGTTACTACAGATGGATTTTATTACGATATTGCCCCTGGTAGTATTATTGTTGATCCATGGCGCACAGTTCCAGATATTTCAGGAATGACCGTTATACATTATGGCAATCCAAGAAAGAGCATATGACCAGTCAGCGCACAGTAACATTAGACTTGCATGGAGTACGACACGAAGATGTTGATAGATTAGTAGAAAATTTTATTTTACTTAATCAACAGCACATGCCACTAACTATAATTTGTGGCAACAGTAATAGAATGATATCATTGGCCAACGACACTATTAAACATATAGGCTGTAAGACATTTAAGCCTAGTTATGGTACCATCATTGTAAGGGAGTTATCTTGAAAATAGTATTAGTAACAGGCGGATTTGATCCGCTACATAGCGGACACATTGCTTATTTTAAAGAAGCAAGAACACTAGGCGACATGTTAATTGTTGGACTTAATAGTGACGAATGGCTGGAGCGCAAAAAAGGCCAAGCATTTATGCCATGGAATGAAAGATTATGTATCATTAATAACCTGTCTATGGTAGATGAAGTTTATACCTTTGATGATGCTGATGATTCTGCAAAGCACTTTATACAACAAGCTCAGGCTCACTATCCAGACAGTGAATTAATCTTTGCCAACGGGGGCGATCGAACTGCTAATAACATACCCGAAATGGAAGTAAAGAATGTTACTTTTAAATTTGGCGTAGGTGGTACAAATAAAAAGAATAGCAGTAGTTGGATACTTGAAGAGTGGAAAGCACCTAAAACTGAAAGGCCTTGGGGTTACTACCGTGTGTTACACGAAGTGCCAGGCACCAAAGTAAAAGAACTTACAGTAATGCCAGGGCAGAGTCTAAGTATGCAACGCCATGCCAATCGTTCTGAGAATTGGCATGTAAGCGAAGGACGTTGTGTTGTTTACTATGATGATCTTGCAATATCTAAAGAATTTTCAACAAACGGAAAAGAAATGCAAACACATTCTACCATTATCGTTCCAATTGGTATGTGGCACCAATTGACAAATCCATTTGATGAACCTTGTCGAATTGTAGAGATACAGTATGGTACCAAATGTGATGAAACGGACATTGAACGGCGTAATGTTCAGTTGACTTTGTAATTGCGGTATCGTATACTTGTAAAGTAATTTTTGTTTACACAGGAGAAATTTATGAGTTTTACACCAGAGCAAATTGCTAAGTTGACTAAAGTAATCCAAGAAGGCGTACAGGTTAAACGTGAAATTGACGACCTTAATGTGGGCCTAAAAGAAACAGTTGCTGCCATTGCAGAAGAAATGGAAATTAAGGCCGCTGTATTAAACAAGGCAATCACAAAAGCTTTCAAGGGTGACTTTGAAAAGGATCAAAGCGATCTAGAAGCAGTTGAAGAAATTTTAATTGTAACTAAAAATAAGCAGTAATGAAGAAATTACTTGCTAGTGTAAGTAATTACATTCGCGAGGATTGGAATGAAAACCCAGTGCGATGTGTACTGGAAATTCTTGCTTGGTTTCTGAGCATTGGTTGTAGTTTTACAATGATGCTTACTGTGCCCAATCCTCCGTTTTTAATCCTTTATCCTCTGTTTATAGCTCAATGTGCAATTTTTGCATGGGCAAGTAAAACAAGAGGTAGCACAGGTATGCTGGCAAATTATATTTTGCTGGTTACCATTGACACCATTGCACTTGTAAAGATGTGGTTGCAATAATGGCCACTGCTCGTATGTCAACAAGGTTTCAAATGCAACGTCAAAATCATTCACCTAAAGTAAAACGCAATGATAAGCGTTATGCTGGATATGATAACTTTACTCATAGAGTGGACTGTGCAACCAGTGGACCAAATAATTTTTTTGAACTACGAGCTTGGTGCTGGATGACTTGGGGGCCTAGCAAGGCCTTGCGCGATTGGGAAATGCATGATCGCTTGATACACCTTGGCGGCGAAATTTGTCAAAACTCAAATTGGTGTTGGATGGACGATGCAGGCCGATATCGCATTTTGTTTAAGACAAAAGAAGATGCCGCACTTTTTACGCTCAGTACTGGATTATGAAAACAAAAATTCATCATTGGCGATATGAAGATGGGTGGCATGATATTCCATGGGTGTTATTAAAAGACAAAACTGCCCCACAGCGAGAGTTTCGTGAAGAAGTGGTTGGCTGGCACTGCTGGGTCTACTGTGATGATCACTACGAGTTTATCAACTGGATGGAAGAACATTGTCCTGGGGCAGACTGCACTCCTAGATTTAACAGTGGTGACCCAATGATTACTGTGAGCATTAAAGATAAAAATGAGGCGGCATATTTTATACTGAACTTTGATGTCTAATATGGACTATAATTTATACATTGGCGATGCAAACGAAGAAGATGTGTATTCTTGGTTATGTGAAAACATTTCTCCGTTGACCATGACCACACAATCCGAATGGTCATACTTTGACATGTATCATGGCGATAATGACCTATGGATAATGGTATCACAAGATGTAAGTGATGTCAGTGGTAGTCCATGGGATACAATAACTCACATTAGATTCAAGCACCAAGAAGATGCTGTAGTAGCAAAGCTACGGTTCGGAGGTTCTATTAAATGAGCCACTTAGAGCCTACTTATAAACTTCGAAAAACTTGGGGACATACTGTAACATTAGTTAAATCAACTGCTGACAACCATCCCTGGGATAAAATTGAAGAGGCTATACAGTGGGCCAAAGAAAATGCACAAAGTCGTAGAATAAGTTACGATACCTGGCAATTTCATACCAAGGAAGAGGCTGAAAAATTTATTATGATGTTTAAATTACAATGGGGCGTATGAAAGAACCGCTTATCGTTAGCCGTGGGAATAAAGTAGAACGCTTTACTTTTGGTACAGATGTAATTCACTTAGACCGTGAATCTAAAATATCTTGGTGCAAAGAAACATTCGATACTAATGCCTGGCATTATTGGTTTATGGTGCAACGAATTTATTTTAAAAAGAAAAAAGATTTGGCTTGGTTTAATGTAAGGTGGGGTTTATGAGTAGGTACGAAGAGTTTACATGGACCAACGCAAAGGATGATCCTATGTGTGTTGAAATCAAGCACCACGGTCATATTGTGTTTCGTTTCTTCATTGGAGAGGCAATGGAAGGTGCAGGTCGTAAAAGAGTAATGGCTCATGTTCGGGAATGTGATCACAGTCCCTGGCTCAAAGAGTGGCGGGAACATGCTGAAACTGAAATGCTTGACAAGTTAGCGGACTAGTAGTATACTTGTAGTTTTACCATTGGAGATTACATGGCCACTAAAAAAGTTTTAAAAAGACCTTTTGGTACTAGATTGAATAGAAACATTGCACCGCCGCGAATTACTCCTATTACGTACAATAATCATGGCTCTATAAATATAGGCCCAGCACCTACCCGACCACCCAGGAAACCAAAAGTAGCAAAAGTAGTTACTGAGCCAACTGATCTACATAGAGATATTGTAGGTAGACCGTTACAAGTTGGACAGTTTGTATTAGCAGTGGATAATAATCGTATCATGGTGTGTAGGATTCACCACCTAACCCCTCGGCGTGTAGCAGTTGTGCCTGCCCTGGAGCACAAGAGAAGCTTTGCGTCTCCTAAACAGAAAATCTATAATAAAGAATGTTTTAATGTGTGCCTTATACCAGAAGAAGAATGGTTCATGTTCAAATTAGGTGGTGAGGCCTAATGGGCAGTCTAGCAGAATACTTTGCCGAACATCGTCCTCAACCCAAATATAATTTTGGCGATAGGGTAGAAGGCACATACATGGGTATACCTTATGTGGGTACTGCATACACAGATAACATGCGTAACGAAACAGAAGGACCATTGGTATCTATTCATTTGGACTTGCCAATGAAGATTGGTGCCGAGTGGCATTATTATATACGTGTCAAATATAAAGACATCAAAGGATTAAGAATATGAACAAACGTGTTGGACCAATTACGATTGATGGAGAAACCGCAGATCGTATTACTTTACTGAACTTAAAAGAGTATAAGAGCCATCTTACCAATGAGCTTAAACAATGGCGGAAGAATCCCCGTACAGAAGACAATCCAAGTGGCTATTGGCTACATCCTGAGGACGTTACAGGTAATGCTGTTGCCATTAACGCACTCAGCTTGATTATCAAACATTTTGAATGTTAACATGAGTGAAGAAATTAAAAAGCAAGAAGTAATGGATGCATTACACGAGTCAGGTAGAGAAATTTCAAAGGCATTTGAGCAATACCAAGAAATGTGTCGTAGCTATTACTCTGGATTAGAACCAGAAGAACAACTGATGGCATTTTGTGCTATCGTTGAAAAAATATGCCAAGGCGAGTTAGATGAAGGTCGTAGCTACCGCGGAGTACTTTATAGCACATTTGGTTGGGGTCCTGAAGCTTACTCGGCTGCTCAGTGTGCAGGATATTTAGGACTTCACAATAGCATTTACCGTTTTGAAGATTTAGAGAATGTTTTTAAGAATACTCTTAAAGAATTGGAAATTTCAGTTGACTCAGAAAAGTTAACTGAGGCATTGGCTAAACATTTCTACTAAAGTGAGATAGATACTAGATGTACATTGACGCATACCTAGATAAGAAAAAAGAAATTGTACACGTGGTTGAACGTGTACAAGGTAAAAGAGTATTCAAAGAATTTCCCTGCCGCTACGTATTATACTACCCTGATAATAAAGGCAAGTTCGTAAACATTGCTGGAGAACCTGTTAGTCGAGTACTAGTAAGTAATGCAGTTGCGTTTGACAAAGAACGCAGGATCCACAGTAATAAGAAATTATGCGAAAGTGACTACAGGCCATTAAATCGGTGCCTTGAAGAAAACTATAACGGACAAGATGGACCCGACTTACATATTGCATTCTTTGACATTGAGGTAGCATTTGATAAGTTGCGTGGCTTTGCGGATCCAAGTGATCCGTTCAATCCTATTACTGCAATTACCACTCACCTAACATGGATGGATAGAACCATTACATTGGTAATGAAGCCTGACTCAATGAGTCATGATGTTGCCCAAAGCATTGTATCAAAATTTGATGATACTATTTTATGTGCCACTGAAACTGAAATGCTAGAGATGTGGCTGGACATCATTGATGATGCTGATGTACTGAGTGGATGGAACAGCGAAGGCTTTGATATTCCATATACCACTAATCGAA